GATAAACGCAATGCTAATGAAAGAATATACCCTGCTCACGAAATTCGTAAAGCAGTTAACACTATTAATGAACAACTTAAGAGTGGTAATTCGGTATTGGGCGAAGTAGATCATCCGGATGATCTTAAAATTAACCTAGACCGTGTGAGTCACATGATTGATAAAATGTGGTGCGACGGTGCAATCGGTTACGGAAAATTGAAAATATTACCAACGCCAATGGGACAACTGGTTAAAACCATGTTGGACAGCGGTGTTAAATTAGGTGTTTCAAGTCGTGGGTCAGGAAATGTCGACGACAGAACAGGACATGTCAGTGATTTTGAAATAGTCACTGTAGATGTAGTTGCACAACCCAGTGCTCCAAATGCATATCCCACAGCAATATATGAAGGCCTCATGAACATGAAGTACGGTCATAGATTGTTGGAAGTGGCACGTGAAGCCGGCGCGGACAACAAGGTACAGAGATATTTGAAAAGTGAAGTAGTAAAACTGATCAAAGATCTTAAAATTAGGGAGGAATAAGCATGTTAGATGCTATTAAACCGTTACTAGATAGCGACTTGATCACCGAGGAAACTCGCCAGGAGATCAACGAAGCTTGGGAAGCCAAGTTAGTTGAAGCTCGTGAACAGGCTCGTGCAGAACTCCGCGAAGAGTTTGCACAACGCTATGAACATGACAAAACAGTGATGGTGGAAGCCCTGGATCGTATGGTAACAGATGGTCTCACTGCAGAGATTCAAGCCGTTGCTGCTGAAAAAGCACAACTGGTAGAAGATCGCGTTCGTTTCCAAAGCAAGATGAATGAAAACGCCACAAAGTTCAACAGCTTTATGGTCACTAAACTTGCCGAAGAAATTAGCGAACTGCGTAGAGATCGTAAGCAGCACAATGAAGGACTAGAAAAACTAGAAGGCTTCATTGTGCATGCATTGGCTCGCGAAATTCAAGAATTCGCCACAGACAAACGTGATGTTGTAGAAACAAAAGTTCGTCTGGTACGTGAAGCACGTGGCCAATTGGAAGCATTGAAAGCACGTTTCGTAACAGAATCTGCACAGAAAATGAGCCAATCTGTTAGCCGTCATCTAAAGGCTGAACTCAGTCAATTACAAGAAGACATTAAAGTTGCTCGTGAGAACAATTTTGGTCGTCGTATCTTTGAAGCATACGCAAGTGAATTTGGTGCTACTCATCTCAATGAGAAGGCAGAAGTACGTAAATTACACGATACAATTGCAAACAAAGATGCAAAATTGGCAGAAGCCATCAAACTTATTAGGAATGCAAAAGTTCTTAATGAGTCAAAAGAGCGTGAAATACGCATGATCAAAGAGTCTAATGAGCGTGAAAGCACATTGGATGATTTGTTGGCTCCTCTTAACAAAGAGAAGCAAGACGTCATGCGTAATTTACTCGAAAGCGTCCAAACAGCACGTTTGAAAAACGCATTTGAAAAGTATCTACCGGCTGTTCTAAACGACCGCTCTGTAAAAGCCTCTAAAGTGATTACAGAATCCGTGTCCACAGTCACCGGCGATAAATCTGCCCGTAGCCAAATTGAAGACGACAGTGCTGAATCCAGCAACGTCATCGACATCAAGCGTTTGGCAGGGTTAAATTAATTTAAAAGGAGACATTAAATGTCACAACAATTATTAGAAGGTCGCTGGGACGAGACCAAGGAAGCACTGCTCGAAGGTCTAAACGGTTCCAAGCGTACCAGTATGAACGTTATTCTTGAGAATACACGCAAGTACTTGAAAGAAAACGCAACTGCTGGTTCCACAGCATCAGGCAACATCGCTACATTAAACCGTGTGATTCTGCCAGTTATCCGTCGTGTCATGCCAACAGTTATCGCTAACGAGTTGGTAGGCGTTCAGCCAATGACAGGTCCAGTTGGTCAGATCCACACTCTACGTGTGCGTTATGCCAACAACTTGACTGACAACTCAGCAGCCGCAACCAGTGTTACTGCTGGTCAAGAAGCATTGAGTCCATTCACTATTGCTACTGCATACTCTGCTGTACCAAAAGGCACAGACTCTACAACAACTTACACAGGCGCTAACACAGCTACTATGGAAGGTAACGGCGGTAAGCAAATTTCCGTACAGATCTTGAAGCAAGCAGTTGAAGCCAAGACACGTAAGTTGCAAGCACGTTGGACATTTGAATCTGCACAAGACGCACAAGCCATGCACGGTATTGACGTTGAAGCAGAAATCATGGCCGCACTGGCACAAGAAATCACAGCTGAGATCGACCAAGAGATTCTCTTGAGTTTGAGCACATTGGCTGCTGTTGAGTACACATACAACCAAGCTACCGTTTCTGGTACTGCTACGTTTGTGGGTGACGAGCACGCTGCTTTGGCAGTGTTGATCAACCGTACAGCCAACTTGATCGCCCAACGTACACGTCGTGGCGCAGGTAACTGGGCTGTTGTTTCTCCAGCTAGTTTGACAGTGTTGCAATCAGCAACTACTTCAGCCTTTGCTCGCACAACAGAAGGCACATTTGAAGCACCTACAAACACCAAGTTTGTTGGTACATTGAACGGCGCTATGCGTGTGTTTGTTAACAGCTATGCACAAGACACAGCTCCTGTACTAGTTGGTTACAAAGGTTCTAGTGAGGCTGATGCAGCCGCATTCTATTGCCCTTACATTCCTCTAATGAGTAGTGGTGTTGTGCTTGACCCAACAAGCTTCGAACCAGTCGTGTCATTTATGACACGTTACGGGTTTGTCGAACTCACCAATACTGCCTCATCTTTCGGTAATGCTGCCGATTATGTGGGAGAAATAGCCGTGCAAAACTTGTCATTCTCCTAATCAGAGATTGTGCAATGTACTTCAGAAAACCTGCTCCGGCAGGTTTTTTGTTGACAAAATAAATACTCCATGATCAACCAAATAAAATATTCAGGCCTATTTCCCGAGCGGCATACAAGTCCAGTGGGAACAACCTTGGGTTTACCACAACCCAAACCCGCGGCTCCTGTTGTGCCTGTCAAACAACAACCTGTTAAATCTTAAACAATTTCAAGTGTAGTCGGATTCGGTCAACCACACTAGCCCAGTCGCCCATTCGTGGTTGACGGAACAGTCTGGCAGTGGCGTACCAAGGCGTGTCGTCTCTGTTGAGTAACCAGCGCCAGCAAGGTGCATAGTTGTTCAGCATGATCCAAGTGGGCTTGCCTAATGCGGCACTTAGATGTGCAGTGGCAGTGTCCACACTCACAACCACATCAAGATTAGCAACCAAGGCGGCTGTGTCTGCAAACGTGCTGACACCACCGGGGAAACAGCGTACTCCTGCTGAGACTAGTTCTTTTTCTTCCTCGGCCGTGCAGTCAGCTTGCAAGTTGTACCATTCGTAATCAGGCTGTGATTGGATCAACGCCAGCATGGTCGCAAACGGCATGGCCTTGTGTTGATTGATCCAACTGTCACGGCGACCTGACCAAGCAAATCCCACTCGCAGTCGATTTTTTACACCCAAGTTCCTGCGCCAATCAGCAACCAATGCAGGATTGGGATTTAGGTATTGAATCACAGTGGGCAAGTTGTCCACACGCACATTCAGCTTGCCGGGCAAGCTCATGACGGGCAGCCAGTAATCAAACGCATCGCCTGGCGATTCAGTATAACTTAACACTTGTACATCGCGTCCAATTTCACTGGATTGTATCAATGGAATCAATCCGTCGGTCACTTGAATTGTAACTTTACCGCCAATATTTTTTAAGTTCTGTATGAATCGCACAAACTGTATGATATCGCCGTGTCCTTGTTCGCCACGAATAAAAATTGTTTTACCTGTTAAATCTTCGCCGTTCCACACAGGCCAAGCATAGTTGGGTATGGTGCCGCGAAGGTGTTCAAAATTGTGCCGCGCTTCATAGGCCGGCCATCCGCGAACATAATCGCCGCTTAACAAATAAGCAACTGCTAGATTAAAATGGTGCGTGACATTGGCAGGATCCAGCTGAATGGCACGTTGTAAAAACGGAACAGCGCCCACAGGATCACCTATTTCTCTCAGCACATTGCCGTAGTTGTTGAAAGCACCCGATGAGCCTCTGTCAGCAGCCATTGCTGTTGCGTACTGTTGCAGGGCCTGTTCCGGCAGGTGTTGTTCTCTATAAGTATTGCCTTGAGCAATAAATTGTTCTGTAGTTTGCATGACAATATTTACGTGTTATTTTGTGGGCATCAAAATATCCCATTGCTCATAAATACTTGTCAACGCAATCATGTGTTTTATGCAGGCCTAAGACCCCTGCGTAGCGGCTAGAACCCGCATCGGACTTCTTTAAGGAGAAAACAAAATGGGTCGTCCTCTAAAAATACAAAAATATTCAACTGGCTCCAGTATCACTGGTGGCGCAGTAGCAATTGATCAAGCATATCCTCCGTTCGCTGCTCCAACATCTATGGAAACAGACACAGTGGTATTGCCATCACCAGCAACCACATTGCCATTTACCGGCGTGGTTGGCGGCCTACAAGGCGGCGCTGTCAGCACAACATATCCTATTGTTGAAGTAACTGGCAACATTCAGAACAGCTACACAGGCAGCGCCAGCAGTGTGATTCTGCGCCAAAAAGGTGCTCATAAATTCCTAGTGGCCACTGCCGCTGGTATTGACCCTGCAAATGCAGTGATTGGTGCCACACCAACTGTGGCCTTGCGTATTCTCACGCTGGGTGATACAAATTGGCAAGCCATGGGTGCTCCTGTAGGTGCTGCTGTTGGAACAGTGTTTACACCTACTGCTGCCTCAGGTGCAGGCACCACAGGCACAGCTCAAGAAATTGGCCAGTGCGTGCTGACTAGCGATTCAACTCCTGCTGGTGGCAACATGACCATCACTATGGCAGTGGGCGGAGACAGTACTGCTGTGTACGTCAGCAAGTTGACCAACAAGTTTGTACAAGACTTCAACGGTGGCGAAACTGGCGGCAACGCAGACTCAGGCGATGTTTGGAATCCTACTCAAGTGGTCAATGACATTGAATATGCAGCCAACTTCTTTACAGATGCAAGTACATTTGCCAAGAGTGGTGCTGAAGTGGATACCTGGGCCAGTACCAATCAAAACAGCAATGGCACACTAGGCCTTGCACAGATTGACAAACTCACATCTTAATTTTGTAACCCCGATCCCCACGGTTAAATATTGTGGGGATTTTTTTATGACTGTGGCATTTGTATTAGGAAACGGCGTCAGCAGGTCTGGGCTACCGTTGGAACAGATTCGAACATTTGGCAAAATATATGGCTGTAACGCTCTTTATAGAGAGTTCACGCCAGACGTTCTTGTGGCCACAGATCGCCCCATATCCACTGTAATACAAGAAACTGGCTATTCTGCCAAACACAAATTTTACACAAGAAAACCCATTGCCGGCCTGGGTGCTGTGTCTGTTCCAGCAGAGTATTATGGCTACAGTTCTGGTCCAAACGCTGTGGGCATCGCGGCCAAAGATCAGCACGGTAGGATCTACCTGCTGGGATTTGACATGGGACCCGATGTACACCAACAGTTTAACAATGTGTATGCTGGCACTGAATTTTACAAGCCCAGGGATTCGCGCCCGACCTACACAGGAAACTGGGTAAAACAGCTGACAACCATAGCCAAAGATCATCCTGACACTGAATTTATACGGGTATGCGGCAATACCACAGCACGATTACCAGAATTAGACAAAATTAAAAACCTAACTCATGAGGATTTGAGTACCTTTGTAATGCGCATAAATAATCAAAAGGATCTCTAAATGTCTACAGTAAAAAATACCAGCGGCGACTATACCATCACGGTAGCAGATGGGTTTGGACTGCTGACCATCAACGCCAACCTAGACGTAGTTGGTAACATTACCTACATTGACTCAACTGAACTAAAAGTTACTGATCCGTTTATCACTGTGGCTGCCAACAACAACGGTGCGCTACAAAGCATGGGCTTGGTGGCTCAAAAAACAACCACAACATTTGCCGGCTTACGTTTCAACACAGTGAGTGGTGACTGGGAAATCAGTGACAGCGTTGATGCCAACGGCGGCCCAATACAGCCCTACCAACAAATTGCATACGGAAACATAGCCGGAACACCTCCCAGTGCACCTGTGAACTCTGTGCAGTTCAACAACGCAGGTGCATTTGGCGGCAACAGTGCATTTACATTTGATGTTGTAAACAGCAAATTAGGCATCACAGGACAAGTGGTCTTGGGCAACATAGCCACAACACCCACAGCAACAGCAAACAGTGCCGCACTTTACAATGCCACAGAAGGCAGCGGCGGCACAGGTGTTTATGTCAAAAGCACCACAGTGGAAGATGAACTGTGCAGCAAGACCAAGGCCATTGTCTTTGGCATTATATTTTAAGGAACACCATGGCAATCACCAACACACAACTAACAACAACATCACCAACCACTGTGTTTCAAGCAGTAGGGCAACAGGCAATCACTGTGATGTATATCTGCAACACATCTGCCAACGCAGTGTCCTGCAACGTGTACGTTTTAGACAGCACTGTCAGCAACACTGTATCCAACACCAACATGGTGTACAATCAGCTTGAACTCACTGCTGGCGGAAATGCATCCGGCGATACCTATGTTATTTCTCAAGAAAAAATTATTCTTGACAACAACGACTCGATAAAAATTGAAGCAAACATTGCCAACAGCATTTCTGTTACCGTGAGTTCAATCTCAGTGTAACATGGGAAACTGGGTCAAAAATCGTCTGCTGGAATCTGGTAGCACGTCTGTTGTTATGCCTAGTGGCAGTTCAGCTACTCGCCCAGACGCACCAATCTTTGGACAATTTAGATTCAATACTGACATTGGCCTGATTGAATTTTATAATGGATCTATTTGGTCAACTCTAAGTGCTGGCGGATCCATTGCGTACACAGTCGACGATTTTGTGGGCAACGGTGTCACTACTGTGTTCACCATGTCTGTACTGGAAGCAACAGCACAGCAGATCATTGTGTTCATTGGCAGTGTTTATCAAATACCAGTCACAAACTACACAGTCAATGGTGGATTTGATTTTACATTCACCAGCGCACCGCCATTGGGAATGCCAATCAACGTGATACACAGTTCAACCTGAGTGTTGCATCAACTAAATACCCTATAAGGGAAAAAATCAATGGCTATTAGTAAAATTGCAGGACAGATGTTGAAGAACACTCTCGAAAGAGATGGTTCTAATCTGGCAATTTCTGACACCACAGCCAACACTCCTGTGATTTTTGTTGACATCACCAACTCCAGAGTTGGCATTGATAACTCCTCTCCTGCTCAAGCTCTTGATATCACTGGCAATGTCATAGCCAATAATCTTTTTTCGTCCAACACTGTAAGTGCCACTGGCAACATTTTAGGCGGCAATGTTACCACTGTGGGCGTGATCAGCGCCACAGGCAACATCACTGGCAACTTTTTTATTGGCAACGGCAGCCAACTAACCGGCATTGATGCCACTAGTATTCAAAACGGCAACAGCAATGTAAAAGTTTATGCAAACGCCAATGTAGCCACCAGTGTGGGCGGCACAGCCAATGTGTTTGTGGTCACAGGCACAGGTGCCGCTGTCACAGGCACAGTGAGTGCCACAGGTAATATCACTGGCAACTTCTTCATCGGCAACGGCAGCCAACTAACAGGCATTGATGCCACATCAATTCAAAACGGCAACAGCAATGTAAAAGTCTACGCAAATTCTAATGTTGCCACAAGTGTATCAGGCACTGCTAATGTATTCTTAGTCACTGGTACTGGCGCAAATGTTGCTGGTACGTTCAACACCACTGGTAATCTTATTGCCAATGGAGTAACACTATCCGGCAATGCTATATCGGCCGAGTCTGGTAAGCTAGCCCTGGGATCAAATGCCAACATTACAATCTCTGGCGGCACTGCAAATTATGTACTATCAACTGATGGATCTGGCAACCTAAGCTGGTCGTCAGCCGGAGACATCGGCGTTATTGGCAATGCTATTCCAATGGGTACCAATACCCTGGGCAACCTTGTTAGTAATGCTGTTACTTTGACCACCACTACCACAGTGACTGATGGTATCACACAGCTAAACACAGTGCTGGGAAAATTGGTACCGCCATCTCCTGCTAATTTTCCAGGCGGACAAACACTGTCACTTTCTGGCTTGGCCACATATAGAATGGCCAATATCACACAGGTAGATAATACACCTGCTGCCAACAAAGCAGTGGCCGCTGGCACTACTGTTACCACAGTTCTACGTGTTGCCACCTACGCTACCAACACTATCAGCACTGTTGGCCCAGGCGATTCTGGCACCATCACTGCTGTACGCAACGGTGTTGCTGTGGGCAACGTGACCCTAAACACCGGTGCAAGTCCAACGGCCAATGGCACATATGGCGGTAACTTAGTGATCACCAACAACTTTGACTATCGCAACGCCAATGCAAACATTGCCGCTGGATTCTGGTATGTATTTTCATCAGCCATTTCTGGAACCGCAGCACCTGCCGGATGGAACGAACTTTACATAGCCGATTCTGCCACAGGCAACACCAACACACCCATCTGGTACTATGACAATTCAAGTCCGGCCACTCCCAGTTTCAGTGGCAGCACAATGACTCCTCCAGGGTCACCAACTCTGTTATACAGCAGTACCATTCCGCACTATACCAATGCTACACAATTTGCCATTAGTGCCAATGTGGCCAATGTCAGTGGAAACACATACCCAACATCAAACACCTTGGCTTCAGGATCAGCAGCCGGCAGTTTTGCGGCACCTGCGTCAGTTAACTACAGTGCCAGTAACATTGGCAGTAATGTTCTTGGATCGTTTGCATCTGCATCATTCTCAACCACTGCAAACATAACCACAGGATTTGGCGGCAGTTCAACAGGTCCAAGTATCAGTGTCAACAACAGTTACTCAACTGGCACGTTGACATTGACCTCAGCTCTGGGTAATATTGCATTGTATAAGTCTGGTACTGCCACTGCCATCGACGAAAGCAACGTTGTTGTAACCAGTGTTGGCACAGGTTCTGGCAATGCTGTGCGTATTGTCAATCCTGGCTCTGGAAATACTCCCGTGTTCACTGGCAGCGAAGCAAATTTCAACAGCCAAAGTTCAACGCTGGAAACATACGATGCCACAGTGGTGGGATCAGGATCGCAAGGTGTACTCAAACACGATCAAACCAATTACTCAACTGGTTACTTGCCTGCAGGTCCTAACCTAAGTGCCGGACGTTCAGGAACACAGTATTTTACAATTAAATTTATACGAACGGCTGTAAGTAAGTTTGATATTACCTATGCAGGCAATGTAGCTGGCATATGGGTAGCACTGCCTGGATCAGTGATTGATTCTGCACCCTTTAGTGCAAACGGCTGGGTAGATATGACTGTAGCTTACAGTGGGTCCGGGTATTCTGGTGAAACAAGCAGTGGATGCTCATTAGGTGGCGCCGTAATACCTAATATAACTACCGCCAGCACCAGCAAGACCTGTACCTTTGGAACTGTTTCAACATCGAGTACTGCGACAAACGAAATCTATGTGAGAGTTGCTCTCACATCAGGTCAGTCGGTAACTGGCTTATCATTTAAAGCAGCGAGTAACTAATGGCAATTTCAATCGCACAATACGTTGACTTACTGTTTAAGAAATTGCAAGGTGTTGCAAAGACTGCCAACGCCACAACTAAAAGTGCGTCAAACGAAAGCATAGCATCACCAGCGTTTATACGTGGCGACATTGTATGGATGCAGTCTGATCAAATTACTTCCTCTGCCGGTGCAATTACCGGCATTGCCAATGCTCGAATAAACTCAAATTCTGTTCAATGTGTGGCAGACATCACCGTTCCACCAATTGGCGGGATTAATCCCACTTGGTTATCAAATGTGCCCTACTGGATTCCTCAAGAATTTGGGGCAACTTGGCTGCCAAAGGTATATGTGGGACCCAGTGCCGCTGCCAATATTCAAGCCACTGGCACACAGATATTTTCTGCTGGTATTGGCGGTGTAGGCGAATATTTCTTTGACACACAAGCTGGTGTACTCAACTTCATTGGCGAAACGATTCCCACTGTGTTGACCGCTGGAAATGTTGTTTATATTGCTGGCTATGAGTATGTTGGCGCACTTGGAGTTACCAATAATCCGGGCAACGTAACAATTGGCAATTTAACTGTGGCCAATACCACGGTGTCAACAAACTTGGCCAATGGAAACATTACCCTGACTGCCACTGGCAACGGGCTTGTGACCATATCCGGAACCAGTGGCATAACAATACCGTTTGGTAACACCACACAGCGTCCGGACCCAGCTGTGGAAGGTACACTGCGATACAACAACGCCTTGAATCAGACTGAAATATACACTGGGTCAGACTGGGAAAGTGTTGGCGGATCAACCGCGGCTATTACCAATCAAACCATCACACCAGATGGATCAAGTACAACATATACTCTTGATCAAACTGCTATTGCTGCCGGAATTTTAGTCACAATCAACGGTATCTCGCAGACTCCCAACGTTGATTATACTGTGGCAGGCGATCAGATCACATTCACGGATGTTCCACTGACATCTGACATTATACAAGTTCGTTTTATTGCAAGTGTCAGCACAGTGACATCCATAACAAATTCAGCAGGAACAGCAACACTGAACACCACTGCTAGTGGCAACATTGATTTTGAAATAAACAGCACAACTGTGGCTCAAGTGACCAGCACCAACATATTGAACATTAGTGCTGGTCACAGTCTTCAACTGCCTGCATACACAGTGGCACAGGCCAACGGACTAGGCAATGTGGCAACAGGACAGGTGATCTATGTTTCCAATGGTGCT